GGAAACACTGAATGCCCTGGTCGGCACAAAAGTCAAAAATCTCGCACTCTACCAGCGGGCGTTCACGCACAAGTCAGCCCTGAAGCGCTATTCAGGACTGACTGGTTCGTACGAAACACTAGAATTCATGGGGGACTCGGTTCTTGGGTTTATTATTACAAAGCATTTATTTGACCTTCACGAGAAGGAGCAGGAGGGGTTCCTGACGAAGGCTCGGACGAAGATGGTCCGGGGCAAGACCCTCTGCGAAATTTCGAAAGTGCTCGGTCTTGACAAATTGATCCTGATGGACGAGAAGGGTGAGCGCAACAACTGGAATACGAACGAGCACATCATGGAGGATGCGTTCGAAGCTCTCGTCGGGGCCATTTACCTCGATCTAGGGATGGTCCACGCCAAGACGTTCGTCATGGATTCATTCTCGAAGGTCAAGACGTCGCTCGTCGATGATAATTGGAAGGACCAATTGATGCGTTGGTGCCAGGCCCTCAAATACCCACTGCCCGATTACAGGCTGGTCAGTCAGACCAACGGTCAATTTTTCATCATGGTCGTCGTTGACGGCATGGATTGTGGTTCGGGTTTCGCGAGCACCAAGAAACAGGCCGAACAGAATGCGGCCGAAATAGTACTTAAGACCGATCCTCGATTCAAGAATAAGCATGTCCCAACCGCTAACCGGCGAGCCCCAGATTCTCAGGGCCCGGGAACTTCTTGCGGCTGAATACGCCGAACAAAGAAGTCAGGAATGGTTAGATCTCCGTGACGAAATGATTACGGCCAGTGACATTGCGAGCGCGATCGGCGATAATCGCTATGAAAGCGTCGACGCGTTCATAAAAAAGAAGGTCCTCAAGACCAAATGGGCCGGGAACGCCGCGACCGCCCACGGGACCCTCCTCGAACCCATGGTCCGGGACCTTTATGATGCCCGGACCGACCGCAAGTCGCATGAGATCGGTCTGGTCCGGCACCGTGAGTACCATTGGCTCGGGGCGTCGCCCGATGGCGTCACCGAGGACGGGCTCCTGATCGAGATCAAGTTCCCTCTGACCCGTAAGATCGAGCCGAAGGTCCCCAAGCACTACCTGCCCCAGGTCCAGCTTCAGCTTGAAATTACAGACCTCGAGGAGTGTGACTTTGTTCAGTACCGCCCGGCGACCGTTGAAGGCGCCGAACCCGAGTTTGTCGTCGTCCGGGTCGTCCGGGACCGGTCCTGGTTCGCGCAAAACCTACCGGCCATGCGGGCCGCCTGGGAACGCATCCTCAAAGGGCGCGCCCAGGGCCTGTGCGAAATTGTGGACGACCCAGTCCCTTGGGACTTTAAGAATCAAATTGCATGTGAAATAGTAGATGAACGTCCAGGACTCTTTGATGGAGGCTCTCGGGGCGGCGCCGAAATGCGTCCATAAGAATCGATTCTTGAAATGTCGGGAGTGCTACGGAAATTATTGCGCGGGGTGCATTCAACTTGAGGTTCACAACTGCTCCAAGATGGATGAACGGATTAAAATTGAAAAAGATAATTTGTCAAAGAAATTAGTGAAGGTTGTCGCCCCTAAGATCTCCGCAATCTAGTGAAGAGGAAGGCGACCAGCGCGATCATCGCCAGCCAGAACAAAATCTGCTGGTTCTGCTGCTTGCCCTGCAGCAGCTTGGCCGTGTATCCGTCAGACTCGCCACCCTGACCGATCCAGGGCCACTTGGCGCCCGGCCTGAACCACGAGACCGTGCCGTCCGAGTACTCGAGCTTGCGCGCTGGGAACCCCAGAAACGGCGCCGGGCTCGTCTGGGCCGTCTTTAAGTACATGGGTCCAGAGCCGTTTTTATTGGGATCATCGGCGCCCTGGACGGGCTCGGTGTACGTCATCGGCGTCTCGTCGATCTGGGTCGTATACGAACCATCGATGTACCATGTCTTCGGGAACCCGTCGTGAGTGACGCCAAAAGTTCCGGACCACACGTAGGGGTTGAAGCCGTCTATCTGGAGGCGGTCATCGATCATCGAGGCTGACGCCATCCTATTACTAAACATTTACATTATTTTCCTTGTACGTCTTCGTCTGGATCTTGACGCGATGCATCTCCCACATGGTGTCTAGGTCGACATTCAACATATGGGCCAACTGGAACAGGTAACTGAAGACGTCGCCCATTTCCATGGTGACGTCCGTACCCCGGTCCTTTTTGAGGCCGGTCTTGCGGTAGATGCGCTGGTTCTGGCGGATCGACGAGGCGAGCTCGCCCATCTCCTCGTTGAGTAACATCCAGACGATACTTACGGGGGCTTTGTCCCAGCCCTTTTGCTTACACATGTTCGCGGTCTCATCACGATATTTATTCATTGAGTATCAAACGCCCATGTTTCTTATCTGGCATTGAAGCGGCCGACGAACCCCTTGTACCGGTACACGAAGATCGCCGTGACCACGAGCGCTCCGAACTCGGCCGTGAGCTTCCAGTTCTCGATAATGCCCCTGTCCGTCGTCTTCTTTTCGGCCCACGGCTCGATGACCGCATTGCTGAAGAGGCGGATGGCGCGTTCGATTGCGAAGAACACGATGAACCCGAAGAGGATGTCGTCGAGAGCTCTCATCAGAACCCAATCTTGTAATTGCTCGGGATTTTATTCCCGTACGTGCTCGTGCTTACGGGCACCTCGAGCGGAACTGCGTTCCGGGAAATGTCGCGCAGGTACACGATCTGCTGCAGAAGGCCCGTGCTGATGGTACCGGTCGCCTCCTCGGTCACTCGGGCATTCAGGTCGTCGACCTGCTGGCGGACGTTCGAGTACGTGTCCTTCTTCATGTTGACATAGACGCGCTTCATGAGGGCGTCCAGGTCCGAATAGCTCTGGCGCTGGAGCTCGACACCGGTCTTGTCCCGGATGGCCGAGGCGATCTGGTCCTGGATGGTCTCCTTGTTAAAGTCCGAAAAGAAGGCGTCGGCAAGAGGGGAGGGCAGGTACTTTGACGCCATTAAGACTACCGGATAAAAAAAACAAGCCCTAAAAATACAATGAAGGTCCACAAGCGTTCGGGAGATGAAGTGCCTATGCTCTTCGACAAAGTCACCAAGAGAATTTCAAAACTAAATGAAGCGCCCGAGTTCGAGCCCCTCAAGGTTCAACCGGACAAGGTGGCCCAGAAGGTCTTCACGAGCATGTACGATGGTATTTCCACGACCGAAATTGACAATCTCACGGCCGAGGTGGCCGTCGGTATGATTACGGAAGACCCGGACTATGAGACGCTCGCCATGCGCGTGACCGTCTCGAACCTACAAAAGACGAGCCCCAAGACGTTCAGCGACGCCATGGTCGCCCTGCACACCAAGGGGATCGTCAGCGACTACTTCATGAAGTGCGTCGCGCTCGAGTTGGACACTGTGATCCAGCCGAAGCGCGATTACCTCTTCGGGTACTTCGGGATCAAGACCCTACAGAAGGGTTACCTGAACGAGGGAGAGACGCCCCAGTACCTCTTCATGCGCGTCGCGGTCGGAATCCATGGCGATGATCTCCCGCGCGTCAAGGAGACGTACGACCTGATGAGCCAGAAGTTCTTCACGCACGCGACACCGACCCTCTTCAACGCCGGTACGAACAGCCCTCAGATGTCGAGCTGTTTCCTGGTCGCCATGAAGGACGACTCGATCGAGGGCATCTACGAGACGCTCAAGGAGTGCGCGCACATCTCCAAATGGTCCGGGGGCATCGGGATCCACTGCTCGAACATCCGGGCGAGTGGCACGCGAATCAACGGGACCAACGGGGTCGCCGACGGCATCGTGCCGATGCTCCGCGTCTTCAACAACACGGCCCGGTACGTCAACCAGGGTGGCGGCAAGCGTAAGGGCTCGTTCGCCATCTACCTCGAGCCATGGCACGCCGACGTCATGGACTTTCTCGAGCTGCGCCTGAACCAGGGCGACGAGGAGATGCGCTGCCGCGACCTCTTCACTGCTCTGTGGATCCCGGACCTCTTCATGGAGAAGGTCGAGAAGGACGAGGATTGGCACCTGATGTGCCCGCACGAGTGCCCGGGCCTGCCCGACGTCTACGATGAGGCTTTCAACGAGTTGTACCGGATGTACGTGGCCCAAGGCCGGTACAAGAAGGTCGTGAAGGCCCGGGACGTCTGGGACCGCGTCCTCAAGAGTCAGGTCGAGACCGGCACGCCGTACATGTGCTACAAGGACGCAGCCAACGAGAAGAGCAACCAGAAGAACATCGGCACGATCAAGTCTTCAAACCTTTGCACAGAGGTGTTTGAGGTCTCCACTCCTGACGAGACGGCCGTGTGTAACCTGGCGTCGATTTGTCTGCCGACTTTCGTCAAGGGAGACCAGTTTGATTTCGCCAAATTGTACGAGGTGACACGGGTCGTCACACGGAACCTGAATCGCGTCATCGACCGGAACTTCTACCCGACCGAGGCGGCCCGCAAGTCGAACATGCGCCACCGGCCGATCGCGATCGGCGTCCAGGGTCTGGCCGACGTCTTCATGATGCTCGGTCTTTCCTTCGACGAGCCCAAGGCCCGCGAGCTCAACAAGGGCATCTTCGAGGCCCTGTACCACGCGGCCCTGACAGAA